TGCCTCACCACAGTGAATACAAGATTTATCTGTGAGAAATTCGTTTAGGAGATATACTCGTTTCTGGTAATTTCTCCGTGAAACCTTCTTGATGGTATCTTTGTATTTTTCATAATGATTATTCATAATTCTATTTATATGATATAACACTTATAAAAACGAGTTTTGTAAAAGAGGTTTTTTATAAATATCTGTATAACAAATAACTCTCTTTAAGTTAGGAGTAAAGACATGGGATTTCTAGTTTCACCCGGCGTTCATGTACGGGAAATTGATCTTACTAATGTTGTTCCAGCTGTATCTACGTCTATCGGTGCAATTGCCGGTCCTTTTGCAAAAGGTCCAGTGAGTGCGGTTACTGCGATTAGTTCAGAAGAACAGTTACTACAGACATTTGGTAAGCCAAACAGTTCAAATTTTGAGTGGTGGTTCACTGCTGCAAACTTCTTGCAGTATGGTGACGCTCTTCGTGTGGTTCGTGCAGAATCAGGCATTTTAAACGCTGGTGCAACCAGTGGTATCCTCATTCGTGACGATGACCACTATGAAGCTAGTTTCTCCACAGGACAGGGTACTCACGGTGAGTGGACTGCTCGTACCGCTGGTACTTGGGGTAACTCAATCGGTGTGGATATCTGCCCCAGCGCAAGAGCATTTACTCAACCTCTGGGTACACTTAACCTAGTGAATGGTGCTGGTGCGGTTGGTGATTTGCAAATCACAGTTGATGACCAAGATGCAACTGGTGCGACAATCGCCGTCGGTGACATTATTAAGTTCTTCACAAACAACTCTGTCGTTGGAACATCTAACGGTGCAATCACAGTTCCATCTAAAACCCTTACGGTTGATGCTGTTTCAGGTACTCTTGCAGTTGGTCAACGTGTGATTGGTGCCGGTATCTCTGATGGTGGCTTTCAGGCTAAAATTGCAACAGTTACTTCTCAGACCGTTGTTGTTCTTGATAAGGCAATTACGGTAGCTGACAATGTGGCTCTTGCATTTGATACGGTATCCGCAGTTGAAACTGGTAACGTAGAATACGAAGTTACTTCTGTTTCTGGTGAAGTTCTAACTATTCGTCAACTTGATGATCCCGCCGGTGGTGGACTTAAAACTATTATTCCTGATAACTCTTACATTCAACGCCGTTGGCGTTTCAGTGACCTCTTTGATGCGCCTCCTGGCACATCCGATTGGTCAACTGCAAACGGGCGGGGTGAACAAGACGAACTTCACGTTGCAGTTTACGACACAACAGGTGACATTACGGGTTATGCTGTGGATGTTAAGGGTCAGCGTGGACCTTCAGTTATCGAAGTGTTCCCTGCTATGTCTAAAAACTCTGCTGCGAAGACAACACAGGGTGGAAATAACTACTACCCAGATGTTATCTTCCGTGGTTCTAATTACATCTACTGGACGGATCACATCTCTGGCGGTACTAACTGGGGTACAGACATTGCAACAGGTACAGACTATACACTAGTATCTGGTGTTAATGTTGACACTCTGACAGGTGGAACGGATGATTACTCCGTGACTGCTGGTGAAATTGAACGTGGCTATGACAAGTTTTCTGATACAGAAAACCTTGACATCAACCTAGTTATGGGTGGTCCAAGTGGGGGTGTTACAGACACAGCTGATGGTCAGGATACCTTTGTAACAATGATTACTGACCTTGTTGAATCACGAAGGGATTGCGTCGGTTTCGTATCCCCTTATCGTGCTGCAACAGTTGGTGTAACATCATCCATCGCTCAAACATATAATGTAAAGAATGCATTTGACAAATGTCCATCGTCTTCGTATATGGTATACGATAGTGGATACAAGTACATGTATGATAAATACAACGATGTGTATCGATTTGTTCCTTTAAACGGTGATACCGCTGGACTTTGTGCATACACAGATGGTGTTGCTGATCCTTGGTTCTCACCAGCTGGTTACAATCGTGGTGGTCTTCGTGGTGCAATCAAACTTTCTTATAACCCACAGAAAGCAGATCGTGACATTCTCTATAAGGCACGGATCAACCCAGTGGTTGATTTCCCCGGTCAGGGTGTTACACTCTTTGGTGATAAGACTGCTCTCACAAAACCAAGTGCATTTGACCGCATTAACGTGCGTCGTCTGTTCCTTGTTCTTGAGAAAGCAATTGCCACTGCTTCTAAGTTCCAACTCTTTGAGTTCAATGATGAATTCACAAGAGCCCAGTTCCGTAATCTGGTAGAACCCTTCTTGCGGGATGTGCAGGGACGCCGTGGTATTTTCGACTTTAAGGTAGTTTGTGATACAACTAATAACACTGGTGAGGTCATTGACCGTAACGAGTTTATTGGTGACATCTACATCAAACCAGCAAGGTCAATCAACTTTATTACACTAAACTTCATCGCCGTGCGAACTGGTGTTGCGTTTAGTGAGGTAGGAGGTTAATCATGGCTAATATAGATGACTTTAAATCAAGTTTAATCGGTGGTGGTGCAAGAGCCAACCAATTTAGGGTAACTATTACTCCACCATCAGGTATCGCAATCGGTCTTGATACTCGTAGAACTTCGTTTCTTGTAAAAGCTGCGGCATTACCAACCCGTGCTGTCACTGAAATTCCTTTGAAATTCCGTGGTCGTACAATCTACATGGCGGGTGATGCAGCTGAACCAGAAGCTTGGGAAGTTACATTTCTTAATGACACTGACTTTATGATTAAGAATGCAATCGAACTTTGGTCAAATGGTATCAATGATTTCGCATTGAATACTGGTGTTGTTTCTCCTTCTGACTATCAGACAGACTTAACTGTTGAACAGTTGGATCGTGACGAAACAGTTCTGAAGACATATATTCTTCGTAACTGTTGGCCAACGACAAGTGGTTCTGCAATTGAACTGAGTATGGAGACTGAAAGTGCAGTTGAAGAGTTCTCAGTTTCTTGGAGATATCAACACTTTGAAGCTTCTGGCGTAAACTTCTAATTTGAACCTACTAAATAGACAGTAGGAGATAAAAAGATTATGGCAGAATTATTCGGCTTTTCAATACAAAAAGCAAAAAAGGATCAGGGGCTCAGTGGAAAAACTTTCACTGACCCCACTCCTGATGACGGCGCAATTGAGATTGCAGGCGGTGGGTTCTTTTCCTCTGTACTAGATACAGATGGTCGAGAACGCAATGACCTTGACCTCATTCGTCGTTATAGAGATATTTCTATGCAATCGGAGTGTGATGCTGCGGTTGAAGATATTGTGAATGAAGGTATCATTTCAAATCTAAATGATATTCCAGTAAATATCGATTTAACAAATCTAAAATACGGCGATAAAATTAAAAATAGAATTCGAGTTGAGTTCATGGAAGTTCTAAGACTTCTTAATTTTAATGAAAAGGGTCATGATATCTTTCGTCGTTGGTATGTTGATGGTCGTATATACTACCACAAAGTTATCGACAATAAAGACCCACAGAAGGGTTTAACCCATCTAAGATTTATTGACCCAACTAAAATTCGTAAGGTTCGAGAAACAAAAAAAGACCCTAGCGTTGACCAGAATGGCGTTGAAATGGTCAGTAAGGTAGATGAATATTTTATCTACAGCGATAAGGGTTTTGCAAGTTCGGGTTCTCAGGGTAATGATCAGGGAATTAAAATTGCTGCTGATTCAGTAGTATATGTTCCATCAGGAATCCTTGACAACAACTCTGGTCGAGTTATCTCGTATCTACACAAAGCAATCAAACCAGTTAATCAGTTGCGTATGATCGAAGATGCGATTGTTATCTATCGCATCTCTCGTGCGCCAGAACGTAGAATTTTCTATATTGACGTTGGTAATCTACCAAAGGTAAAAGCAGAACAGTATCTAAAAGATGTGATGAATCGTTATCGTAACAAGTTGGTATACGATGCAAGTACAGGTGAGATTCGGGATGACCGTAATCACATGTCTATGTTGGAAGATTTCTGGCTTCCTCGCCGTGAAGGTGGTAGAGGAACAGAAATTAGCACACTTCCCGGCGGTTCAAACCTTGGAGAGATTGATGATATCGTATACTTCCAACGAAAACTATACCGTTCACTTAACGTGCCGATTTCAAGACTTGAAGCTGAAAACGGATTCAGTATGGGAAGGGCATCAGAAATTACTAGAGACGAACTCAAGTTCACTAAGTTCGTACAACGTATTCGTAAGAAATTTACCCCCCTATTCACTGATTTGCTCAAGACTAACCTACTCCTTAAAGGAATAATCTCACCAGAAGATTGGCCTCGTATGCAAGAGCATATTCAGTATGACTTTATGGAAGATGGTCACTTTGCAG